TTGGCATCAAAGCCATTAGCAACTGTGTGCAAAACATCTTCCATCTCGTCTTCAGTCAACGTGACCCCCACATCAGCGCAGGCAACCTGCACATCTTCAAGGTGCCACTCATCACTGATGAACGGCTTGCCCTCTTTCGTAAATTCAATATGTGCCATTATATATCTCCTCGCTTCATTCTATTATCCACCCTTCCTCGATTAACTGCTGGGCAATGTCGTTAGCAAACCGGTGGTCAATGACCAACGCATCACCCCAACGAATATGAAAATCATCAGTGCCTTCACAAGCCTGATCCAAATTGTCCTTGGCTGCACCAGTCAACGGCTGGCACAAGAATATCGAACCGTGGTTCTCGAACCTGTAATCAGAAACGTGGCTCATAAGTCACCCCCATCAAAAGCTTGTCTGTTAAAGAACGATAACGCTGCTCCAAAGCAGTCGTGTCCATGCCATCCCACTCAGCATCGCGCAACGCACGATATGCCAACTGACATTCCACATTTACATCAAGCAAACGATCATCATCGCTCACCAGATAATTTGAAAACTCATCGCGATACATTAGCAATACACCTCCTTACCAAACACACCCAACTGAATGATATAATCATAATCATTGGCATCCAACTGACCTAGCTCATCGACAGTCAATGCCAGCCGCTGCCGCTCTGGATCAAGCAAATTAATGCCGTCAACAATCACATCAAAAGCCTGCATGTACTCGACACTTTCATCCTCTTCGAGCGACTCACCCCAACCATCACTGCCGTGATGAATGGCGACATTAAAGTTAGAGTCCACAACATCGAACCCAGACTTCAAGACATGCCCACCAGTGTGGATGTAATCGATCCAGTGGTTCGATCCACCCTCGAGCGCACCAACCCAGATAGCTTCGGCAATCTGCGCCCACTCTTCGCGGCTTGGTGAATACTCAACAGTGATAGTCGGAAAAAACTTCTTCGGCTTCAGCAACTCCGCAAATGGCTCTGCTAGTATCTCAGCAAAATGGCTGTCAGTCAGATTTGGTTTATCTTTAGTCATGTTTTTTACCTCCACGCTTTAACGGTTTGATCATCGCATCATGCAACCAAGCACGATTGTTGATTCTAAGGTGCAAGACACGCGCACCTAGCACAGGCTTGCGTAAACCTATCGTGTGTGTCCTCGCAGCGCGAACCGCGATCCTTGGTTTGTGTGTTGCCATAGTTTCAGCCCCTTGATAGAATAAAAACTAACTTCTTATGCTCAAGATATAGAACTATCCCATAAGGTCAAGCATAAAAATCACCTATAGTATTTTCTCCTCAAAAAAAGTTATCGAGTGATGAAAAATATTGTGATTTTAGCGTAAAGACGTAAACAGATTGCTGTAACGTATAGTAGGTAAGGATTACAGCGTTTACACTTGGTGTTTTTGAAGTGTAAACAAGTGTAAAGAGTGTAAACAAAGTAAAGTGACAGGGCATTTCATTTTCTGAAAATATTTCTAAAAAACGAGGAGAATACACTATGGAAGAGGCTGATAAGCCGAAAGGCAAGGGCGGAAGACCCGCTGGTCTGACACAAAGGCAGCGAGAGTTTGCAAAATATATTGTCGAAGGCATCTACTCCAATGCGGAGTGTGCAAGGAAGGCTGGATATTCTGCCGATTCAGCAAACGTGCAAGCCTCGAAGCTGCTTAATGGTAGAGACTTTCCCGAAGTGCCACCGCTTATTAAAGAGATGCGAGAAGAGCGGGAGCGCAGGTATCGTGTCACCCTGACCGGACAGCTTAAACGATTGGAAGAACTGTCGCGAGGGGCTGAAGATTCCGGTCAATTTTCTGCCGCAATCAACGCTGAAAAGATACGGTCTGCCCTTGGTGGCCTGACTATCGATAGGCGGGAGAACAACCACATTCACCAGCTTGATGCGTTAAGCAGGGAAGATATAGCAGCCCGACTTGCTGATCTCCGCAAGAATTATCCAAATGCTTTTGATGATATGAAAAGGGTGACCGATGCCAAAGACAGAGAAGAGCCTATCGAACTTATTGAAGCAACATATGCCGAAGCGGACGCATTACCAAAGGATAGAGAATAGAGCCGGAGAAGGTATGCCGGACGTTTATATCTGCATGGATGGAGTGCCGTTGTGGGTGGAGTTAAAAATAATAAAGAATAATCGAGTTTCGGTATCGAAGTCACAGATAGCGTGGCATTCGGCGCACAATCGTTGTGGAGGCGTTTCTTTTTTCTTGCTGCACGACCCCTGCCAAGGCGACCTATATTTGTTTGACGGTGGTTCTGCGCTCGATCTAGGGGCATCCTGCGTCTCAGACCTGCGTCCTGCGTCCTTATATATAGGATCTATGCGCGACCTGATCAAAGCCCTTCGATCCTGCGGCCTAGCAGCGTGGACTGGATCCTTTGCTGCGTGAGTCCTGCGTCCTGCGTCCTGCGTGTCATGAATAAAAAAGAGGAGGACGAAAGCCTTGCGGCCTGCGCCCTCCAGTCTAGGGAGATTAATCATGAATAGGTAAAGCATAGAACAAAGGATCGAGCGCCGTCAAGCGGCGCTCTTTCTTTTAGTGTTGGTAATAGGTGACGTTGGCGACCGAACGATCCCAACAAGCGCGACAGTCGGCGCATTTGCCATCCTGCGTTGGCGCAGGGCATAGGTGGCCGGTAATATTCCCGCCATGGCTGGCAACGGTGCTTGTGTTCTGCCATGCCTTGGCTGGTGCGTCGTCGATCATATGGGCGGACATGCGAAGCGTGACGTTGGCGGGCAGGTTTCTTGTGCGTAGTACGTCACCCCAAATTTTATATTCGCGTGACGGTATCCAATGCACAAGGTGCGGCGTTGCCTCGCATACGTCCAGAATGTTATGACCCATTGCGACGCTATCGCAGTCGCCGCTATCGAACCATCTAAACTCCGGCTTGCGTAGTGTATTGAGAAGCGCGACCATACGCGGCACAAAATCGATCGAGTGGAAAAAATCCTCGCGACGTTCCATCGCTGCGACGACGTTTGGCATGTTATACATGCCTTTGAGCGCATAACACTTTTCGCAGGTGCTGCCCTTGATCTTGCGAAGCTTTTGCCCAACGTGACAAAGCCGGGCTGATCGACTGATCGAGCGCCCCGGCATTTTAGAAACATTGGAAAGCATTCTTTTATCTGATTTAATTTGTTCGTTCATGATAAACCCCTTTCGGTTTTTGTTATCTGCTTATCTTAAAGGATAATCCCATAAAGGCAAAGCTTTATTTTAAGGCTTGCTGGCCTGCGCCCTGCGTCCTGCGGCCCGCGTCTTTATATATATGTCCAAGGAAAAAGGATCGAGAGCCGCGACCCTCGATCCTTGGTTGATTATTCCACCGTTCCGGTGCGCTGCCAGTTATCAATCAGCCGGTCAACAAGCTCATCGGTCTGCTTTCGATTGCCACCGCAATGGCCTTCGGCCAATTGATAGCAGGCACCTAGCAATTCGCTGATCTTGTATTTGGTACACTCGAGGCTGGCCGCGTCGCTATCCGTCCATACGACTCCGTGAAACAAGCCCAAGTGTTCGCCGCCGTGCAGCAGTAAAGAATGTGTATGCATGATTACCCCCTCGAGTTTTGGATTGAAAACAAACAGCCAAGGATAGACCAAGGCAGGCCAACGCTGGCGATCGATATCATACCGATGCCGGTGACGATGGCGAACATATCATCGATAAACAGGCAGTGATAACCCGCCAGACCGACGGTGCCGGTGGCAATGATCATCATACCCCAGACGTATGCCATCTTCTTGGCAACCGTCCTATGGTGGGCGATAAATGCTGGTTTCATAATATAATCTCCTAAGTTTTTATTGTTTACCGTTTCGGCCTCTTGGCCTCATCAGCGGCAGCAACACTGCCGGACGGTGGCGGGAGCCGAAGCCCCCGCCGGTTGTGTTAGTCGCAAGACCAGACGCGGTCAAAGTGGCGGCGCATATGAGCCTGTACCGCTCTTGCCTTGTTGGGATCTTCCACTTTTTTAAGCAGATCTAATTCAATGCAGAGCTTTTCAAAATCATCGAAAGCAGCCTTAGCAGCAGCAGCGCGATCCTTCAGCAGCAGATAGCGTGCCTTGGCGTTCGCTGGGTTAGACATTGGCCGTCCGGCCTTCTTGAGAACTTTAGTCATGACCTAATCTCCTATGGTCTGGTGGCTGGGGTTGATCCCCTCGCCTTGTTCACAAACAATGCGCCCAGATTATCCCATAGTCAACCCACTAAATCACTTTTTTTCCCACATAATGCATTTTATTTCGGGGTTACTGGCAACGATCGGCAATCAGGTTTCGGATCGATCGACCCCCCACCCCCTATATTTGGGCGGGCTTGCGCGTTACAGCGGCCTCGTATTGTTGGGTTGATAATTTCATTGCTGAGTATTATCATTCCGGCATGACAATGAACCTAGATGCAGTACCAGAAGACGTTCTAAAAGAGATCTTCCTTCTGGAGGATCAACAAAAACGCTTGTTAACCCGAGAACAGGCGCAAGAAAAGTTTATGGCCTATGTAAAGCATGTCTATGACGGCTTCATAGAGGGGACCCATCATAGAATCATATCGGAAAAGCTAGAGCGAATAGCCTCTGGTGAGTTAAAACGATTGATTGTAAATATGCCGCCCCGACATTCTAAATCTGAATTTGCATCCTATCTCATGCCGTCTTGGTTTTTGGGACGAAATCCAAAATTAAAAATTATTCAGGCTACAATGAATACTGAACTTGCTGTAAGATTCGGTCGTAAAG